GCGAGAAGATAGAGCAGATAGATATGCGTTGTTGCAACGAGCTAAGAAAGTAGGGTTAGATCCATTACCTGCAAAGCGTCCTACAAATAACGAAAGAAGAAAGTGGCTGGAAGAATTAATCGAAAGGGAAGAATCTATGAAATCCCAAACTCGTCAGGCATAATATCGTATTTTTCGAACATCTCAGACATCTCTAAAGAAGTTGTCATAAACGCTCCTATATCAATACAATCTTTTTCTACTGAATCGTCTGGAGATATTTTTTGACATATAAAACCGAGAAGCTCGTTATTGGCTTTTGAAACCTCACGAAGCTCTTTTATCATCTTAAATATTTCTTTTATTAGATTATCCATCAACTAAGCTTACGCATACGAGTTGAAAGATTCTTTAAAAAATCATCTAAAAATTCCTCTGCTTGTTTTTCAATCTCAGGTTCAAATATATCATACGCTTCTTTGACTGATGTAAAAAAGAATTTTCTCTGTGGAACATTACCAAGACTTCCTCTATATCCACTATAGCTAACACTTTTACCATCTACTTCCCTAGAAAACCTAACTTTTCTTTCTAAATGATCTTCGTATTGCCCTAAGGGAGTTCCGACACTAGCAGTCAAATTACTTTTGCTCCTAGATGTTGTAATACTTTTTTCTAATCTGCCCGTATCTGTCATAATTTTATTACCCTTCATTGCAGACTTATTTAATTTATGTTTTCTGATTAGGTAACTATGGGTGGATTTTGCAAACTTCTTTCCATTGATATCTGTTTCGGTTTTGAATGTCTTTTTTACTTTCTTAAGTGCAGACTTTGCAAGTTTTTCTAATTTAGAGATAATGTTTTTACGCATTACCTCCTCATTAACTTTATGGAAGTTAAAATTAGCTTTCGTTTCTGTCTTTATCATCTTCGACTACTTCAAGTGGCTCAACTGGTTGAACTGGTTCTACTGGCAATGAGATTCCGTTAACATCTCTATTTTCTTCAATGATCCTTTGTGCTTCTTCCACACTTAAATCTTTATTTTCTTCTGCCATTATCTTTGCTTCAGTAGTTAAGTTATGTTTCAGCTTATATTCGCTTAACAAAATCTTATCTTGAGCAGTCATAGGATATTCGACTTCAGAGAAATCGACTTTGAAACGCTTAGGATCTGGTAGCCCTAAATTATTAGATAGAGATAAAGCATACTCTACTTTATAGAAATCTTTTTCATACTGACGATATAATTCTTTATCGTCCATAAAATCTTCGTGGCGTTCTAAGTCTTTAATCATTAGCGATATACCACTAGGTACTTCTCCACCCGATTGTGCGAAGGTAACAAATAGATGATTATTTAACGCCACTAATTCTATTTGCCATTTAATGTTTTCGATAACATCTCTTACATTTCCTTGTGGAGCAACAATATTATAGTTACTTCCTTCTGGCAATGTTAAAATTTCATCTGAACCTGCTCTAACATTAGAATTGTCAGATATAAGTCCAGTAACAACTGGCTGTCCAAACATTTGGAAACGTAGTCCTAGTTGCATTTCAGTCATTGTAATATTAATATGCTCATTTGCAGATACTAAATCTGTAGCACCCTCGACAAAGAAAGAATCTAATTGTTCTTCTCTGTGAGTAAATACAAAAGGTAATACACCTAGATTGTGTTCTATTTCATCAAACACATCTCCATTTTCATCAAACTTGATACATCTTTCAGAATCCCAGTACGCATATTTTAATTGCTCGGTATCTCCAATATCTGCGTGTCCGTGCATCATTGGATAAACGATCGCTTCTGGTTTATAAGGGTTGTCGCCAAAGTAAGGTTCAAAATAATAAATAGGACGATAATCAAATTTTTCAGATTCTTCATCGTACATTACATAAGTAGCACACGTACCAATCAATCTTGTCATACGTTCCATTTGCTTCATACGAGCATTTTTCTTTTCAGTCAATTCTTCGTATTTCTTGGTTACATTTCTTTTAGCACCAATCGTATATATCTTGGACATACGATTAACAAATTTTTTCACGATATTAGTATTGTAATGAGGAATCTCTTGAAACGCATCAGACTTAAAATAATCTTCTATGTATTGATGTGTTAGTGAACCAGAATAATAGTCTAACGACTTTCTAACTTCTTCCCTTCTAGCTTTTGCTTGTTCTTCTTTGAAGTGCGTTAATGAATCTTGTATAATCTCTTGTGGTGTAAAAATCATTTGTTTTCCTATTTATCGTGATATTCTTCCAATGAAGTTACTTCTAATGGGGAATCTATTCAATATAAAATATCTAAATGCATCACAGCCGTGTTCGTTGTACCCATCTTTGATAGGATTCTCTGAAATTGCTTTACCTTCTACTGCTTCTGGGAATCGATAGTTTTCAAAATCTTCTGCAATACCGACGCATCTATTATCTACTTTAATTCGTCTTAATCCATCTGCGTTTTCAAAGAAACCTCGACAATAACTTATACCACCTTGAATATTACGAGATAGTTTATCCATACGATACTCTACATAAATTCCGTGCTTTCTAAAGATATGAATATCTCCCATTCCAGATTGTCCTTGAACAAAACTACCAGCAGGATCACCATAATAAGTAATCACAGGATAATTCTTTTTCTTAATCATTTCTGCTAATCTATCAGTAGGTATATTTCTTTCGTGAATGATTTCATCAATAATATTAATATGTTGATTTCCATCTTTTACATAAGTCTGAAACCATAATACTGATGGCATACGAAATCCAAAGTCCATAGAACAATAGGTTGGTAAGTCTGGATTGTACGGAACATCTTCCATATCTTTTTGTCTGTCGAATGGATATACTCGTCCTTCCATTGAAGTAAACTTCGCAGCAAACTCCTGGTCAAATAACTCTTTAGACATATTACGCTTTCGTTCCAATAAGAACTTATCGTTCTTGCCTTCTGGAAATGCGTGTTCGTTTTCCCAACTAGGCGATTGTACACTATACCATTGTTCATCACTTTGTCCTAATAGGAATAAATCGTAAATCCAATTAAATCCTTCAGGCGTAGTAATAAATATAGCTTTTCCTTTTCTGTCGATTAAGGTTGGAGATAAATACATATCCCAAATTTTTCTAGGCATCTTTGCTGCTTCATCAATAATCAATAAGTCCACACCTTCTCCAACTAATGAATCAGGATTTTCACAAGACATACCTTCTACTGTTGTTCCCCATTTGAACTTTATATACTGTTCTTTTTCTGAAGCTCTATCAATATCGTGTCCTTTACCAGCTACCATATCTTTCCAAATTTCACGGAACATTAATCGTGATTTCTTGTAAGATAATCCAACTAGCCATATTTTTTTATTGGGTTGTGCAGCGTAAAACTCTGCTTCTCGATACGCAGCCGTAGTTTTTCCATATCTTCTACCACATATATTTACGAAGTAAGATGCAGTTGGCTTCTCTGGGAAATGCAACTTTCGCTGTCCTGCGTGTGGCACATAATTCATATAATCGAACCATTGCTGTTTGAAATCAAACTCTTTTAATTTTTTTGACATTTGAATTGTTCTTAATTTAATTCATAATTAACTTAAAGCCATATAATAATCCACTAAAGGAGTTAAAATGTCTGAATTAGAACAGAATACAGCAATAGAGGAAGCTGTAAAAGAACCTCAAGTCAATAAAGACGAAAAAAAGTTAGATCAAGCTGTTCCATACTCTCGATTTAATGAAGTTGTGAAAGAACGCAACCAATTAAAATCGAAAATGGAAAATATAAATCTCGAACAGGAAGAGCAGCGTAAAAATAGTTTAGCAGAGCAAGGGGAATATAAAACCCTACTTACTGAAGAACAGAACAAAAATGTAGAGTTGTCGAAGCAATTCGAAGAAATATCAACTGCATTTAATGGGTATGTTACAGAAGAAAGAAACGCATTGTTAAACCAGATTCCTGAAAGTAAGCGAGAGAAATTTGAGAAGGTAGAGGATTTAACACTCCTTCGAACGATTACTGAAGAATTTAACCAGAAAGCTGGAGTTAATGTTGGCAACGTAGAAAACCAAGTCAGCGTTCAAAAGTTTAAAGGAAACCCTTTTGGGAAATTAGATTCTAGTAATGAACGAAGAAAAAGTCATAATGACTTGTTAAGCCACTATCTTAAAAAAAGATAAACTTTAAATTTCCTTAGGAGGAAAATAAAATGGCTAATGTAACAGTAACAACAGCTGCTAATTTTATACCAGAAATGTGGAGAGATGCTATTCTTGATTATGCTGAAAGAAAATTTCAGTTAAAAAATCAAGTATCAGACTTCTCATCTATGTTATCTGGTGGTGGCGATATTCTTAACATTCCTAAAGTAGCACAGGAAACTGCTGCTGCTAAATCTGCTGACACAGCAGTAACTTACTCTGCAAACACAGATGGAGTAATCCAACTTGCAGTAGATCAACATCACTACGAAGCAAAAAGAATCGAGGACATCGTAAGAGTCCAAGAATCTGCTGACCTATTCAACGCTTATGCAAAATCTATGGGTTATGCTTTAGCGAAGAAAGTAGAAAACTACCTAGCAGTAGATATTCTACAATCAGCTACAGGTAATGATGTAACTCTAGCTGCTGATAACACATTCACAACTACGCTATTAAGAAGTGGTATGCAAAAACTTCTTGATGCTGGATTTGACTATACAGACGGCGACCACAATTTATATTGTAGTCCTGCTGCATATATGTCCTTACTTTCTTTAGGCGACTTCTCAGAAGCCCAAAAGAGAGGTGATGGCGAAAACCCTAATGTAGGTGGAAGTATCATTCAAGCTTATGGCTTAAATGTATTCCCATCAACTGACTGGGACGACGACGGTGGTACAGGCGACGAAACTGCTTCTATTTTTAATAGTGGTTCAGTTTACTTTGCTCAACAAGTAGCACCTAGAGTACAAAGCTCATACGACATTGATCATCTAGCAACTTCAGTAGTTGCAGACGTTCTTTTCGGAGCTGCGTTATCTCACGCTGCTAGTTCTACAGCAATGGGAATCGTAAACTTCGTTAATCCGTAGTAGTTAATTAGGGGGGTTGCAATATACCCCCCTTAACTGAAAAAGGGACATATATGGCTAATTTTACCTCAACTCATACTGGAGCTGTGATTGATGCAGCAGTAACTAAAATAACTGCTACTTCTTCATCGGCTACCGAACTCAACCTATTAGATGGTGTTACAGCAACTACTGCTGAAATAAACATTTTAGATGGGGTTACATCTACTGCAGCAGAAATTAATATCTTAGATGGTGTTACTTCTACGGCAGCAGAAATAAACTTATTAGATGGCTTAACTGCCACTACAACAGAATTAAATCTTATAGATGGCGTAACTGCAACGACAGCAGAAATCAATTATATTGATGGCGTTACATCGAATATACAAACACAATTAAATTTAAAAGCTCCTCTAGCAGGAGCTAGTCTTACTGGAACAACTTCTTTCCAGAACTTATCAGATGGAACTATAACAATAACTGCATTTGCAGATGAAGATGATTTTAGTTCTGACTCTGCGACATTGATCCCAACACAACAATCAGTTAAAGCGTATGTAGATTCGCAAGTAACAGCACAAGATTTAGATATTACTTCTGATAGTGGCACGATTGCTATTGATTTAGATAGTGAAACATTAACAATAACTGGTGGTACAGGTATTGATACAAGTGCTTCTACTAATACAGTTACTCTTGCATTAGACTTAAACGAATTAGCAACCGAAACAACTATCGCCGATGCAGATTTTATTGCAATGGTAGATGCAACCGATAGTGGTAGTGGAAAAATAACCTTTGAAAATTTAGAAGATGCAATTTTTAGTTCAGTTAGTGGAGATATTACTATCACAGAAGCTGGAGTAGCAGCAATCCAACCAAATAGTGTAGCATTGACAACAGATACTACTGGTAATTACGTAGGAACTGTAACAGCTGGAACAGGATTAACTTCTACAGGAGCTACGAGTGGAGAAGGCATAGCACATAGTTTAAGTGTTGATGCTTCTCAAACCCAAATTACAGCAGTTGGAACTATTGGTACTGGAGTATGGAATGGAACTGCTATTGCAAGTGCATACTTAGACGCAGACACAGCTCATTTATCAGGTACACAAACCTTTAGTGGTGCTAAAACTTTTTCAAGTAATATTACTGTTGGTGGAACAGTAGATGGTAGAGATGTAGCAGCCGATGGAACTAAATTAGATGGCATAGAAGCATCAGCTACTGCAGACCAAAGCAATGCAGAGATTGTAGCAGCCGTAGAAGCTGGTACTGATTCTAATACCTTTACAGACGCAGACCATAGTAAACTAAACGCTATTGAAGCGAGTGCAGATGTAACAGATACAGCCAATGTAACCTCAGCAGGTGCATTGATGGATTCAGAATTAACTGACTTGGCAGGTGTTAAGGGAGTAACAATCTCTACATTACAAGCTAAACCATCAGAAGGAGCTTTTGCGAACGGAGATAAAACTAAATTAGATGCTATTGAAGCAGGTGCGACAGCAGACCAAACAGATGAAGAAATACAAGATATTGTTGGAGCTATGTTTACAAGCACTAATACTGAAACTGGTATTACAGCAACATATCAAGATGTTACAGGAGATATAGATTTAGTTGTTGGCACACTTAACCAGGATACAACTGGTAATGCAGATACAGCAACAAAGATTGCATCTATTACTAATAGTGATATTGTGCAACTAACAAGTTCTCAAACATTGACAAATAAAACTTTAACAAGTCCAGTTCTTAATACTGGCGTGAGTGGTAGTGCAATATTAGATGAAGATAATATGGCTTCTAATAGTGCAACTAAACTATCATCACAACAAAGCATTAAAGCGTATGTGGACGCAGAAGTTGCAGGAGTAGTAGATTCTTCTCCAGCAGCTTTAAACACATTAAACGAATTAGCAGCAGCATTAGGCGATGACGCTAATTTCTCTACAACTACTTCTACTTCATTAGGAAATAGATTAAGAGTAGATACAGCTTCACAAGGATTAACTGGCACACAACAAGCCAATGCGATCACAAACTTAGGTATTACTGCTACCAAAGCTGAACTTAACATACTAGATGGAGTAACAGCCACAGCAACTGAGCTAAACTTGATAGATGGGGTTACTGCAACAACTGCAGAGCTTAACATACTTGATGGAGTTACAAGCACGGCTGCTGAATTAAATATTCTTGATGGAGTAACTGCTACTGCTGCTGAATTAAATTATACAGATGGAGTAACTTCCAATATTCAAACGCAGTTAGACGCAACACCTGATACTGGTGGAACTGGGCTAACTTTATCAGGAACTACATTTAATGTAGACGCTGCTCAAACACAAATTACATCGGTTGGAACTTTAACAGCACTACAAGTAGATAATGTAAATATTGATGGCTCTACTTTGACGAATAGTAGTGGAGCTTTAACTATTGTTAATACTGTTGATGACCAAGATATTATTCTTCAATCAGATGATGGTTTAGGTGGAGTTACAGCTTACCTAACCTTAGATGGTAGTCAAACAAGAACAAATGTATCAAAAGATTTAAGACTTGATAATAGTGTTAATTTACAACTTGGTGGTGGTGGCAATATGAGTATGTCGCACGATGGAAGTAATGCAACTTTTTCTAATGCTACTGGTAATCTAACTATTCAAACATCAACTGATGATGGAGATGTTATTTTTAAATGTGACGATGGAAGTGGTGGAACAACTGCTTACCTAACATTAGATGGTAGTACAACAGATTTATTACTATCTCCTCCAGGTAATGTCGGTATAGGTGGGAATACACCACAATCTAGGTTAATGGTTACAACTTCTGCTGAATCATCAATACCAGCAGCAGGTGCAGATTCTGCATTTTTCAATGTAGGTAATTTAGCAAGTGAAACTACTAATTATGGAACTATGATTGGTACTTTGAATACTGGTAATGGCTACATACAACAACAAAGATTTGATGGAACTGCAACTACTTATAATTTATTATTACAACCTAATGGTGGTAATGTCGGTATAGGAACTACATCACCAGCACAGAAACTTCATGTAGCTGGAAGTGTAATGATTTCTAATAATACATTCTTTATGGGCGAAGATGCTGATGGAGATGATATAGGATTACTTGGATTACATTCAAATAATAATTGTTATGTTGGACCAAAAGATAATGCTTATGCAGGTGGATTTATGCTGTATGGTGCTGCTTCAGGAACAAGTGGTCATGTATGGTATTCAGGTAATGCTGAAGCTATGAGGATAGATAGTTCTCAACGAGTCGGTATAGG